TAATCTATCTCTTCTTGAGACAAATACTTCAAATATGTTTGTTCCAGATGCGAATGGACTCAATAGTTTCAAATCTGGATTCTTTGTTGATAACTTTACCAGTTTCTTACCTCAAGAGAGTGGTTTGGATATCAAGAATAGTATTGATATGCAAAATAAAGAATTGAGACCACAACATTATACAAATGCTATTGATTTGCAGACTGGTCCAGTTGAAGGAGTATCTGATTCAGAAGATAAGGCATTCTTACAACCAGAAGGAACAAATATTAAGAAATCTGGAGATGTTGTTACTTTAGATTATACTGAAGTTGAATGGTTAAAGCAATCTTTTGCTACTAGAGCAGAAAGTATTACTCCATTCCTAGTAAGTTTCTGGCAGATGTCTATGGAGTTAACTCCAGCATCTGATACATGGGTAGATACTGCAAGAATTGAAGCTAAAATTATTCAAACTGAGGGTAATTATGCTCAAACAATGGCAGATAATCCTAATGTAGACCCTCAAACTGGTATGGGTCCAATGCTATGGAACTCTTGGGAAACTGTTTGGACTGGTCAAGAAGTTAGTACAGTTACTAGAGAAAGAACAAATAGAACTACGGTGCAGGAGGCAATAGATGGTGTTATTTGGAGAGGAAGATCTAGTTCTCTTAGTGGTGATTGGTTTAGAAACCATGGAAATAGATTTGCCGCAGCTGCAGAAGCAAATGGAATTCAAAATGTCCAAGGTCATGGCAATAGGAGTCTTTCAAGACTTTGGGTAAATGTTATTACAAACAACGTTGTTGAAGAAACATTTAGGTCTACTGTAGATACTGGAACAAAGACTCGTACTGGTACTAGAACTTCTATTACAGAACAGTTTGATATGGAGTCTCAAGGAGATAAGGTTGTAAACAGAGAAGTTATTCCTATTATGCGTTCTAGGAATGTTCAGTTTGTTGCTAAGAAGTGTAAGCCTTTAACAAGAGTGTATCCTTTCTTTGATGGTATTAAAGTAGAAAAATATTGTACTCCTAAGTTGTTAGAGATAACGATGAAATCTGGTACTTTCCAGGTTGGAGAAAAGGTTATAGGCAATATGACTTCAGGAGATGCAAATATTAGATTTAGAGTTGCACAATCCAATCATAAGGAAGGCCCCTATAATGCACCAACAAGTATATTTACAAATAATCCATATACTTCACAGACTGCAGCAAGTTCTATTGAGAGTTTCTTAGGAACTCCTGGAATTACGCAACTTCAAGGAAGTGCTACTAGTAATAATATTCCAGCAACTTATTCTTCAACATCATCAATATTAAATGTTGATACATTCTCTTTATCTGCACAAGCACAAGGAGACTACTTTGGTTGGGCAGAAACTGGAATGCAACTTGTTGGTGAAACCAGTGGTGCTATTGCAGAAGTTACCAATAGGAGATTAGTACCTGATTTGGGTGCTACTTTAATTGGAAGTTACTTTATTCCCGATCCTAACACTGCAATTCATCCAAGATTTGAAACTGGTGTAAAGACATTTACATTAATTGATAATACAACCAATGATCAAGATACTACAGAAACATTGGGTGAAGAAAATTATACTGCTAGTGGAACTTTAGAAACAGTACAGGAAAATATCATTTCTGTTAGGAACGCAAGAGTTGAAATAAAAAATGAAACTCAATCAGAAGATGTACGAAGAGACAGTGGTCCTCTTGGTGAATTAGTTAGTAGTAGAGTAATTGGTACAACTCAAACAGAACAAGCAGTTAGAGAGTGGTATGACCCACTTGCTCAATCATATCAAGTTCTTGATGAGACTGGTGTATTCCTTACTAGTGCTGATGTATTCTTTCAAACTAAGGATGACATGGATATTCCTATGACATTCCAGTTAAGGACAATGAAAGGTGGAGTACCGACACAGAAAATTTTACCATTCTCTGAGGTTATTATACCACCAGACGACATTAATCTTTCTGCAGATGGAACTGTTCCAACTAGGATTAATTTTAAAGCACCAATTTATATGGAACCAGGCATGGATTATGCAATAACTCTTGCTTCCTGGTCTACCAAATATAAGGTCTTTATTTCAAGAGTTGGTGAAGCAGATTTAGTAACTGATGAATTTATTTCGCAGCAACCATATTTGGGTTCTTTATTCAAATCACAGAACGCTTCTACTTGGGATGCAAGTCAATGGGAAGATCTTAAGTTCACTCTTTATAGAGCAGAGTTTGAAACAGAAGGTACATTAGAACTTTATAACCCAATTCTTTCTGAAGGAAACAAACAGATTCCAACATTAAGACCAAATTCAATCAACTTAAACTCAAGAAAGGTTAGAGTTGGTTTAGGAACAACATTGGGTCGTAATATAGATTTAGATTTCGGTAATACAATATATCAAGATCAAACTGAAGCAACTGGAAATTATGTTGCAAATGCTGGTGTTGCAACTGGAGCATTAGCAGTTATAAATGCTGGATTTGGATATACTCCTGCAAGTGGTGTTTCAACCGTTGTTGGTGTTGCTCTTTCAACTATAACTGGAAACGGTAAGGATGCGACTGCTGTTGTTACTATCTTAAATGGAAATATATCAGGAGCAGCAGTATCAACTTCTGGTTATGGGTATCAAGTTGGTGATGTTGTTGGTATTAATACTAACTTAGGAATTAATTGCAGAATGTCAATTGTTTCTATTGCTAGCACAAATGAACTAATATTAGATAATGTTCAAGGAGACTTTGCTACTGGTGTTGGTAAGACTATGATGTATACCAGCAGCGTTGGTGTTGGTACGACAATGAATGGATTTGGTGGTAATGTTCTACCTACAAATATCCAAATAGTTGATGATACTGATACTGGTTATCACGATGGAACTCATTTCATTGTTGATCATAAGAATCATGGAATGTATCATGAAACAAATTATGTAACTCTTTCTGATATAGAGTCTGATGTTCCACCAACAAAGTTAAGTTCTCCATATAATTCTAGTTCTACTTCAACAATATCTATTGATAGTAGTAGTAATTTTGCTACTTTTGAGAATGTTGGTGTTGCAGTATCTAACCCAGGATATGTGAAGATTGGAAATGAGGTTGTTAAGTATACTGGTACTTCTGGTAATACTTTAACAGGAATTACAAGAAAGCAAGATTCTACACTTGCTGAGAATCATTTAGAAGGAGCATTCGTTACTAAGTATGAGTTGGGTGGAGTATCTCTAAGGAGATTCAATACAACTCACAACTTCAATCATGTTGATGATAATGTAATGAATGCAACAGGATTTGCTCCTATATCATATGATCGTTATACTCTCAAATTAGATTTCACATCTGCTACTGGAATTGCTAGAACTACAAGTGAGAGTTTCCCTCTACTATATGTTAATGATACAAAGTCTGCTGGTGGATTTAATTCTAAGGCAACTCAAAATATGCCATTTGAGATTATCTCTCCAATGGTTCATAACATAACTGTTCCTGGAACAACTGCTAATGCAGAAATAAAAACTGTTACAGGTACAAGTCTTGGAGACGGTACTGGTGATGGACAAGATGTTCCATTCGCAGATGAGGGATGGGAATCTATTACTCTGAATAAGTCAAATTATTTGGATAGTTCAAGATTGATTGCATCAAGAATTAATGAAACATCAAGTGGTATAATAAATCAGTTTGAAGGTGACAGGTCATTTAGATTAAGAGTTAAATTACAATCCAGTGATAGTAGGTTATCTCCAATAATTGATACTCAAAGAATGAATGCTATTTTAGTTTCTAATAGAATAGATGCTCCAGTGGCAGACTATGCTATTGATTCTAGAATAAGTAGTGTGTTCGCAGATCCAACTGCATGTCAATATATCTCTAAAGAGAATATTTTGACTTCTGGTGCGACTCAAATAAAGATTTTACTTAACGCCCATATTAATGTATACAGTGACATTAGGGCATTCTATGCAATATCTGATGCACCAAACTTTACTCCACAGTTCGTTCCTTTCCCAGGATATATGAATTTGGACAATAAGGGTCAAATCATGATTCCAGAAAGAAGTGATGGACGTACAGATGTCTTTACATCACCTAATGGTGCAAATGGATTTGACTCTGGTGGTTTGGACTTTACAGAACTCACATTTACAGCAAAGGATCTTCCTAAGTTTAATACCTATAGGATCAAAATTGTTCTTGCAGGAACGAACCAGGTTTATTGTCCTAGAATAAACAGTCTTCGAGTTGTTATCTTAGCATAATATGGAATTTGTAAAAGTAAAAGATCATGAGAATCTTCTTAGAGATCCTAGGTCAAATGGTATAGTTAATACCAACGTAGGAGAATATGAAGAGTATATTGCTCGTCGTGATGCTGCTAATGAAGCAAAAGACAGTGAGGTTACTATGAAAGAAGATCTTGATAATTTGAAAGGTGAAATTAATGAAATTAAATCTCTATTAAAGGAATTAGTCAATGGCAACTAAAAAGTTTACTTTTGACCCAGATTCAGGTGTTGCATACGGTGCTAACTTGGTAATCAATGCTGGTTCTAATTTTAGACAGCATTTTGAAGTAGAGAATCTTTCTAATGGTAATTTTGACTTTTATACTGGTTCTGCTGGTGTAGGCAATACTTGGACTGGTGCTGGTGCAATGGTTAAGAGTGTTGCTATTGGTGCATCCTATAGTACTGCTGATGCAACATTTACTGTTGGATTTACAAGTGCTTCTGATGGTAAGTTCATTGCCTCCTTAACTGCTGCTCAAACAAGAACTTTAAATGAAGGAAGATATGTATATGATATTAATGTTAGTTCAGGTGCTACAGTTTATAGAATTGTTAGCGGAAATGTAATGGTTAACCAAGGCATCTCTACTGCACTATAAATAATAAAACAGAGGAACTGTATTAATGCAACCATCCACTCGCCAAGAACTAGTTACTTACTGTAAGAGACAATTAGGTGCTCCGGTGCTGGAGATTAATGTTGCCGACGAACAGATAGATGATATACTAGACGATTCTATTCAGTATTTTCAAGAAAGACATTTTGATGGAACCATCCAAATGTTTATGAAGTATAAGGTAACTGAAACTGATATTAAAAGAGGAAGAGCAAGAGACGGTAGAACAGATAATGTAGGAATAGTTACTACAACAGCAGAGGCAACTATTGATGGTGGTACTACTACCTTTAGTTGGACGGAGACTAGTAACTATCTACAGGTTCCTCCATCTGTTATTGGTGTAACAAAAGTAATGCACTTTGATGGTGCTAATACTGTTACTAACAATATGTTCAGTGTTAAATATCAGATGTTCTTGAATGATATTTACTATTGGGGTTCTACTGAAATCTTATCATATGCAATGGTTAAGACATTCCTTGAAGACCTTGATTTTGCATTGACTACACAAAAGCAAATAAGATTTAACCAGAGAATGGATAGGTTATATCTTGATATTGATTGGTCAAGTCTTAGAGAAAATGATTTCTTAGTAATGGAATGTTATAGGTCTTTGCATCCAGATGATTATAATAGAGTATGGAATGATTCATTCCTAAAAAAATATGCTACTGCTAAGATTAAAAAGCAGTGGGGACAAAATTTACTTAAATTCCAAGGGGTCAAATTACCTGGTGGGGTCGAGTTAAATGGTAGGCAAATGTATGATGACGCAGAAAAGGAATTGGAAGTCATCGCAGAAATGATGTCTAACACTTACGAACTTCCACCACTTGATATGATAGGTTAACATGGTACTTAACCCGTTCTTTCAACAAGGTTCACCAGGTGAACAAAGTTTAGTTCAATCGCTCATTAATGAGCAGTTGAAAATTTATGGTGTTGATGTACACTATATGCCTAGGAAGTATGTTTCTTCTGATTCAGTATTAAGAGAGGTAAATGCATCTTCATTTGAGGATGCATATCCTATAGAAGCATATATTGATAATTTTGATGGTTATGGAGATAATCCTACACTGCTATCAAAGTTTGGTATTCAAGCAACTAATGAAGTAACTTTAATTATTTCCAAGGAAAGATTTGAAACTTATATCTCTCCTTTAATGAAGAACGAATCTAATATAAAACTATCGACTAGACCAAAGGAAGGAGACTTAATCTATTTCCCATTTGGTGATCGTTTATTTGAAATCAAGTATGTAGAGCACGAGAAACCATTCTATCAACTTAAGAATACTTATGTTTATGAATTGCGTTGTGAACTCTTCCGTTACGAAGACGAGGTTATCGATACTGGTGTTGACGAGATTGATGATACCCTAGAGGCAATTGAAGGTGCTGATGGTGAAGACTTTGTTATTGGAAGCACTCAGATGCTAACTCTTGTTGGAGATGCTGAACAAGCAACTTGTGTTACTACACAGGTACATGGTGGTATCCAATACGTTGATATAACCAATAGAGGTAATAGTTACACCTATGCTCCAAGAGTTGCAATTTCATCTGCTCCTGCAGGTGGAGTAACTGGTGTAGGTACTGCATATCTACTTGGAGGACTTGTTGTATGTTCTGGTGCTGCATCAGCATATAGTAATAAGAGTGTAGTTCAGAATGTTTACCTAGTTAATCCTGGTTCTGGATATACTACCGGACCTGATATGGCGTTCTATGGTGGTGGAGGAACAGGTCTTGCTGTTACATCATATATGGCGAATGGTACGATAGGTATTGTTACTGTTACTGGTGGTGGTTCTGGATATACTACATCACCAAACATTACGTTTACAGGTCTCTCAACGGTCTCTGCTGCCGCTACAGCAGTCGTAAGCAGCGCGGGTACTATATCTGCTGTTCACATCAGTAATGCTGGTGCAGGTTATACTACACCACCAACAATGGTTATTGCTGCTCCTACTGGAACAAGTACTGGAAACTTCTCATTTAATGAGGTTGTAACTGGAGGAACTAGTGGTGCTACTGCAAGAGTAAGAACTTGGAATTCTACGTCAAATGAAATTGAGATATCTAGTGTTGAAGGAACCTTTGCTAGAGAAGAGACTCTTACAGGTTCTACATCAGGTGCATCCCGTGTTATAAGGTTAATTGACTTAACAAACTTTGATGACGGATATGGAGATAATGATGAATTTGAAGTTGCTGCAGACAATATTTTAGACTTCTCTGAAGGCAATCCATTTGGAACACCATAAATAAACTGTCAGGACTGTAATTATGTTTGAGTATTTTTATAACGAAATTTTTAGAAAGACTATCATTTCTTTTGGTACTCTTTTCAATGATATTACTATTAAGCAAACAGATTCTACTGTAAAGGTGCCTCTGGCATATGGACCTACCCAAAAGTTTTTAGCAAGATTAGAAGAATCACCAGATCTCAATAAGAGAACTGCGATGACCTTACCAAGGATGTCCTTTGAATTTACTGGTCTTACATATGATTCATCTAGGAAGGTAACTACAACTCAGCAGATTACTGTTAAAGATCCTACTACAGGACAAGGAACAACTACTAAGAAGGCATATATGCCTGTTCCTTATAATATGCAATTTGAATTGAGTCTTATGACTAAGATAAATGATGATGCATTACAGATTGTCGAACAGATATTACCATATTTCCAACCATCATATAACCTAACAGTACAGTTAGTAGAAAGTATTAAAGAGAAGAGAGATATTCCAATCGTCCTAGAGAATATTACAATGGACGATCAATATGAAGGTAACTTTACTACTCGTAGAGTTCTACTCTATACATTAAGATTTAGTGCAAAGACATACCTATTCGGTCCTGTGTCTACTGCAACATCCGATATCATCAAGAAGAGTTCTATCAATTATATTTCTGGTGGTCGGAAGTCTGTTGAGAGGGATGTTACATACTCTGTTACTCCAAGAGCAACTAAGGATTATACAGGTGATATTCTTACAAATCTCACAGAGGACATTGATGAAGTTCAGACAACTATGAATGTAACTGACGGTAGTGCTCTTACTGTTAAGACCTATGTTGATGTTGATGATGAAGAAATGTATATTACCAAAATTACCAG